GGGCCAGCTGGAGTATTTGCCAATAGAGCCAAAGTGGATTTGTTGTTTATTACAAACACAAACCCTAAATACAAAGCAGCAGACAGGTACACTAATTCTTTTGATGCGGTTCTTACCCCTCTTTTGAATCTTTTTATAAAACACATGAATCGAAAGACGGGAGTTCATTTAGACCACAGGAAACTAACAGGTAAGCATATTTATCATATTTATTGGGGGAAAAAAGGTTTATATGGAAGTGAAGGAAATATTTTTGATGATTATATTGATGCCATTGAGATAAGACAGTTAGAATTAAAAATTTACAGATAAAAAGATTAAAAAATGACAGTAGCAAAAGTTGTTAGCTCAAGTTATGGCAATCTCGGACGAGGAGGGACACGTAAGGATAGTGAATTAGTCGCTATTGATGGTATTATTCTTACTACTCCTGACTTTACCGCTACGATTGCTAATCTTGCCCTTGAAGCAACATGGACTGACGGTATAAAAGCAAAAACCGTATTTCCGTTGGAGGGGCTTGATAATTATGACGATCAGTCACAGGAAGATACGATTTACGAATCTCCATTGAGAAACCGTAAGTTGACCAAGCGTGGTCAGCGTCGTTACAGATTCCTGTATGACATTCCTTTTGAAGTACACCGTACTTTAATGACTTATTACAATAACGCAGATTTAACCGTATGGCTTCTTCGTGATGGTAAAATTTACTTTTACAATGATGGTGGAACAGCAAAAGGATTCTCCAACTCTATGTTGAATATTGGTAAACTTGGTGAAGTTCCGGCAGACGGTTCTACTCCTGCGTTGACTCCGGTATATATTGACCTTGAAAACTATCGTGAACTGGATATGTATGGTGAAAAAATTGAACCATCATGGAACGTTTATGATTTACAGCCTCTTGTAACAGTAACTCTTGAAGTTGTTGGAACGCCTACTGCATCATCTGTTGTTGTTCGTGTTTACAGTCAGGATGGATATGATGCGGACGGAGCAGTAAATAAGGTTGGTATTAAAGGAATTGATGAAGACGACTGGACGATTACCTTTGGTACGGCTACAAGCTATACTGATAATGCCGATGGTACTTATACATGGGCTTCATCAGCAGCATTTAGCACCGGTGCCGCTTCATTGAAAACTCCTGCCAACATGACCAATTCAACGTTTGTTGATTTGCGAATTGAAGGAGCAGGTTCAGTGGCAGTAACAATTGCATAATTTTCTTAGGGGTTGCAATTTGTAGCCCCTAAGTTTAATTTTCGATTATGGATTTACTTCAGTTTCAACAAAATTTACAGAGTATTGATGTTTGGCAAATACTAATACCGATACTTGAAAAACATTTTGGAGATATTGAAGAACTTAACCGAAAACAGCTAAGTGAAGGAACAAGGGGCGATGGTTCTCCTATGCCGGATTATAAAAGTGAAAGTTATGCTGATTTTAAATCAAAATACATACCCACTTATAGTATTTATCCAACAGCAGACTTGCGCTATACGGGTGATTTTTACGCAGCAATAAAAGCCAAACTTACATTATTCGGCATTGAGATTGAATCAAGTGATTGGAAGGCACAAGTTCTTGAACAAAAGTATGGACAACAAATTAACGACTTAACAGAAGAATCTATGCAGATATTTATTGATTTGATTATTGATGAATTCAGAGAATCACTTTTAACGCAAATGACTAAAAATTGAATTATGGATATAAATGGTCATGAACTTGAAATGAAATATGTTTTAAAAATCAATTTACTAAAAGAGCATATTGATTCTCCTAAATTGTTGGATTTTATTTGGGTTAAAAAATATCGAAAAGAATTACGACAAAGATTAAATATATTGGAACAAAGCCTATCAGAAGGATTTATTGACCAAGAGGCTTTTAGTATCTGGAACAAAATGATAAAAGAAGTATTATGAATATTATTGAAATGCAAAATCTTGACCATGTCAAGGTATTGGCACAATTAGAAGCAGATAAATTAGGACAAGATCAGGTAATAATTAACAGTTATGAAGGGAAGTATAAAGTTTTTAGAATCTTACCGGAAAACCAGTGGTCAGGAAAAGTTGTCGCAACTATACGACACGCCCCGAAAAATAAACGTGCAGACGTTTTACGAGATAATGGAAACGGGAAATCTGGAACTGTTAAAAGTAAATCCAAAGGAAAAGGCGGAATCGCAAAGGTTGAATGACGTTTGGTTAGACTTACTGGAATATTATTATTCCAATACCAATCAAACAGCATTTAGAAAGTTCTTTACTACGATAAAAACAGTTGTCCGTCTTGAACAGGAATTAATATCATGTCAGGCTGCTTATTATCTTATTGGATTAGGTGATGAATCAGGTTATGAGATATTAAAAAGGTGGGGAATAGAAAGTCAAGATGAAGATAGGATAAAATCAGCTATTTTAAGGAAACAGACTAAATTAGAACTTGCCAGACTAAGACTTAAAGATGACGGAAAAGAAGAAAGGGTAAGTTTTTATAAAATTGTTTCAATAGTTGAAAATAGTTTAGGAAGGCAATTAAATTTAATTGAGATTAACCTTGAAAGATGGGTTGCTTACCTTAATGATGTGAAAGAAAAAAATGAGTCTTTAAAAAAAGAACACAATAAGAGGAAAATTAAAAAATGGCAGGGCAAATAAGGAAAGAAGATATTATCCAACAAGAACAGATTCAGGCGGCTTTTGCGGAAGTCGGTAAATCTGTTGACCTGTTATTGCAAAAACTTAAATCAATTTCAGACGAGGCGGTACGCTTAAATACTGCATTAGGAGGCAACGAATCCTTTAAAACCCTTATCAATCTATCAAAAGAGGCTGCTAAAAATACAAATGAACTATCGGCAGCAGAAAAAGAACATATAAGAATACAAAAACAGTTACAATCTACTATTGCCAAGACCGAAGCATTAAGGACAAAAGAAGGACAAAAATTAGTTGAAGAAAAAGTAAAACTACAAGAAGCCACAAGAGCCGCAAGAGAAAATGCAAAAGAAAAACTTGGACTTACTAAACGGTCGAACGGATTACGTTCAGCATTCGGTGGGTTAATTAAGTCAATTGGAATTTATGCAGCAGCTATATTTGGGTTAAACCGTTTAATTCAATTCTTTACAAGAGATTTATTGAATATGACAAAGAAACTTGACTCTTTGGATTATTCATTAAAAACTGTTATTAAAAGCCAGCAAGAGCAAGCGCAAACACAAGTATTTCTTAGCGATACTGCTAAAAATTATGGTCAGGACATATTAACTCTTACCGAACGTTATATAAAATTTAGAGCAGCAGCACAACAGTCTAATTTATCAGTTCAGGCAACACAAAAAATATTTGATTCAACCGCAAAAGCTGCGTCAGTCTTAGGGTTAAAAACAGATGAGGTAAACGGTGTATTTCTTGCTTTGGAACAGATGATTTCAAAGGGTAAGGTAACGACTGAAGAATTACGTAGGCAGTTAGGTGAAAGATTACCGGGTTCTTTTGGTATTATGGCAGATGCAATGGGTGTGTCTATTCAGCAATTGGATAAAATGTTAAAAGCTGGTGAAGTATTATCCTCTGATGCACTTCCTAAATTTGCTGATGCGTTGGAAAAAGCATATGGTATCGAAGCAGTTACTAAAGTTAATACACTTGCAGCAGCACAGGGCAGACTTAGAACTGCGTGGATTAGCTTTGTCGATGAATTAAAACTTAGTAAGCCTTATATTGAAATACTTAATGCAGCCACAAACTTTCTTGAACAAATAAATATAAGAGAAGGAATTGACATCATAAATGACAAATCCACTAAAAACATTCAGCAAATAACTGATGAGGTTTCAAAATTAAATACTGAACAGGAACGTAGTGAATATCTTCAAAAGAAGATAAATGAACTAAAACAGAAACAATCATTTGAAAATCAACAAATATTAAAAGAAGAAGAAGAAGTACGAAAGATGATTGGATTCCAGTGGAAAGATAGAAAACGATTAGTATTGCAGGGTGTAATTGATCAAAGAAAAATAGAAATATCTTCAGCGCAAAAAACAATCAGCGAAATAACAAAACTTTATAATGGGTTAGTTATGCAAACAAGTGATGTTGTGAAGATAACCCCGTTTGATTTATCTGGATATAAAAAAGTACTTGATGATGCTGCAAATGAATTTGAGACCTATACTACAACAACTGATAAAGAATTAAAAAAATCATTTGAAAATATTTCTGCTTTTGTAAAAGAAAATGTACGTACAGAAGAAGAATATTTGCTCAAACAACGTCAAATAAAGAAATCAGAATCCGATGAAGCATGGAAGTTATATGCTGAATTAAAAAATAACGAAAGTTCTTTGACTAAAGAGCAAAAACAGGAATTAGATAGAAGATACCAGAATTATCAAAACTATATAGAAGCTCAGATTGAAATTGAAAAAAGACTGAAAAAGATTAATCCTGAATCTAAAAATGAAGCCTTAAAAATTGCACAGGAAAAACATAAACAGGAATTATCACTTCTTGAAAAAAATCAACAAGAAACGATACAAAATACAAAATTAACCGAAGAACAGCTTCTTTATATCCAATATCAAAACAGTCAAGAGTTATTAGGCGTTCGAAATGATCAGATTGACAGCGAACTTAAATTAGTAAAGAAAGGATCGGCTGATTATGAAAAATTAATGAGCGAAAGATTTGATATTCTAAAAAACATGGATGTTAATTACAGTAAATGGGTAATTGATGAAGAAAAACGC